TATGGCTCATACGCACTGCCTTTGGGTGGCGGTACGGTTACCGGCCAAGTTCAACTGACTGCTGATCTACAAGGGCACATCACACCAACGCTATATGTCAAAGGCGACATCCGCGCGCAACGTGGCACCGGCGGTTCGGGAGTAATATATTTCGGTAATAGCGGTAGTACTTATTTGTACTATGACGGCTCAAACTATTACATGCCTAGTGGACAACTTGTTGTTGGTGGTAACACTGTTTTAACAGCAGGTAACTACAGCTCATACGCTTTGCCTTTAAGCGGCGGCACAATGAGCGGAAAGCTCACAATTAGTGCATCAGCCGGTCTTGATCTATATCGTCTTACATTTGATGCGGACGGGACCGATAGCTGGCAAAGAGCCGGAAGTGGAAATCGTCATCGTTTTACCACGACGGGTGGAGCCGATTTTATTATCGGCAACGGATCAGGCGTAGCGACTTTAAATGGTAATCAGTTACTTCATGCAGGAAACTACACCAGCTACAGCCCAACGCTAACGGGTGGTGGCGCTAGTGGTACTTGGGGTGTTCGTATTACGGGCTTTGCTAACCAAGGTTCACAGCGCTTGTACTCTATTGACGGAAGTTACAACTACGATTCCGCTAATCCATACTTTGGCTATTTAACATACAATGGCCCAGCCAATCGTTGGCGTTTTAAAGTATCCCCAGCAACACCCGACGCAGTTGAAGTAGCTTACGCAGATTCTTCAGGTTCAGCTACGTCCTCCACTTCAGCAGGATATTTGTCTGGTGGCGATGGTGCGTTCTACGGCTTACTATACAACAGCAATTCAGGCGATCTAAACACGTATAACAGCCCGGGCTTGTACTCCTCTGAGTACACTGGAGGTACAAACAACCCAGCTGGAGCAGTCGGAAACAACGGTCACTGGATTCAGATTTCAGATGCTGGCGGCTCTGACGTTAAAACGCAGTGGTATTACAACAACGCCGGTTCTGACATTCATATGCGCGTTATGTGGGGCAACGGCACTTGGAAGCCTTGGCGCAAACTGCTCCATGATGGAAACTACAGCTCCTACGCCCTTCCTTTGGGTGGCGGCACGGTTACGGGGTACTCGTATTTTAACTATGGAGTTACTGTTAATTCAGGTTCTGGCGCTGGGTACGGTATTAATCTGTATTCGGGTAACTCTTACCAACCAACGTATGGGTTGTTTTTTGCACAAACTGGAAACTTCGGCACGCATGGAGGTGTGATTTCCGATTGGGCTACGTACTTCACCATGAACGACGACACGGCTCGTGGTTGGATTTTCCGTCGAGGTGCTACAAACGCTGCGTCGATCTCTGGTGGTGGCGTAATCACTGGAACAGCAATTAAGGCTACGCAAGGTGTTTACCACGGAAGTCTTGGTTACTATAAAACGCGAGACAACAACGGCGGTTCTCAGTTTGTACTTGAGTACAGTACTTCACCGACACTCTCTGACGCAAATATTGTCTTTAGCGTTAATACTAGCGGTGAAGCGTACAAAGGTAATTATGTAAATCCGTATTTGCACAGCGGTAACTACAGTTCATACGCTCTGCCTTTGAGTGGGGGTACTGTTAGTGGAAATCTTTATGCTACTGCTGAAATAAGGCTTAATGGTTCTAATACTGCTCGCATTGGATGGAGACCCGCAGGTTCCGGAACGCTTAATGCTGGTTTCCCGTTTGCTCTAAACGGCGCTACTGGGGCTATCAATATCGAAGTGTCTGATAACGACACTGGCGGGTTGATGATCGACAACGAAGGCGTGACAGTCTACGGCGCGGGCGATACTGGGCCTGTTTTCCGTGTGATTGACGAAGACCAGTACCAAGGTAATGGCAACAACATCACTAACGCTACCCAGTTTTGGGTCAACCAAGATAGCGGCACTTCTGGTTTTAGAAACCAACTAACTATCGCTGGAAGTACCGCGCTTCACGCTGGCAACTACACCAGCTACAGCCCATCACTAACAGGTTCCGGGGCGTCTGGTACGTGGGGTATCAACGTCACAGGTAATGCTGGATCGGCAACAACCGAAGCCAAATCAAGCGCAACAACTGTCCCTGCCTCCACTGCTTTTGCAAAGTGGTTGTTCGCCACAAATACCACCGCCGGTACGCAAGACTGGAACCATGTATCAAATATCCGTCCGGGGGTTGGCGAAACCCTGCTGCTTGGAAGCCATGCAAATGGCCCCGGCGGCGGTAATTACTACCACCCTTTAAATTTTGAGTACTCAAGCATCAGTGGTTCAGGAAACATTACTCAGCTGGCAATCGCCTATGGTAGCCCGGGTAATGAGCTCTTCATGCGCGGCAGCTATAGCGGGTCATGGAATGGTTGGAATCGTTTTCTTAACTCTAGTAACTATAGCTCCTACGCTTTACCGCTTGGAGGCGGTACTGTATCTGGAAGAATCTACGCCAATGGGAATATTACATCTTACTACTACGATGTATATCCGGGTGATGGGTACGGCGTCCGCTTTTGGTCATCAGATTCTTACAAGATCAGCATGGCGTCTAGTTCTACGCACGCGTATGGAACAGTCACTGACTACTCCATCAAGATGCAAATGGACAACGGCTCCCCCGGCCGTGGATTTACATGGGGTCGAGAAAGCTACGCACCGATTGCGTCTTTGAACGCTACGACCGGCAATTTCCAAACCGCTGGCAACATGTATATTCGAGGCGCACAAATTTCAGGTGGCGCTTTTACTGTAATGACTGGTGGCGCTGGTGGCGTTGGCTGGGGTACTGGATTAAATATTGGCGACTCAAGTAACTTTACTGGTTTTATTCAAGACGCTGGTATTAGCCGCTGGAGAAATTGGGGTTCTGGTGGATTTGACTGGTATAACTCTGGCGGCTCCCAAATCATGGTGTTGTCTAATAGCGGAACGCTAACTGGCACAAATATCCGAGCAACTCGAGCCGCTGGCAACTTCTATATCGACGACAACTATGGAAACACTATAGTCGGTGTGTATAGCTCCTATCGCTACCAAGGCGTGTTCGCCATGGGCGACTCTTATAAGCTACCTGCTGACGGGACAACCACGGGCTCTCTGTACGGCATGGCTTGGTCACACCCCAACACTGGCGGTGCTGCTGGCAACTTGACCGATCACGGCTTGCTTATCATTAACAATGGCGGGTTCCGTTGCGCGATTTCTAACTCAATCGTTGCTTCAGGAAACATTACTGCGTACTCTGACGAGCGTCTTAAAACCAACTGGCGAGATATGCCAGAGGACTATGTCACCCGCTTGGCTGAGGTCAAAGTTGGTATTTACGACCGCATTGACGAAAAAGAAATGGCGCAAGTCGGTGTCTCAGCTCAGTCGTTCCAGAAGTTGCTTCCACAGGCAATCATGACGGCTAAAGATGAGATGCAAACCCTGTCCGTAAACTATGGTAGCGCGGCGCTTGCCTCCGCTGTAGAATTAGCGAAACGCGTGGTCGATCAAGAGAAACGCATCGCTCACCTTGAATCCCTTATCAGCAAACTCATTGGAGATTAATATGACAATCGAAGCCGCACCTCAGTCTGACAATTTCACAGCTACCTTCACAATCAAAGTAAACGGTATTCGTACTGCTACGGTTAACGGCCTTGAGAACACAGTCAAGCAAGTCGACTGGACACTGGTCGGCGAAGAGTCCGGCCAAAAGTTTGAGTTACCTCAGACAACCAGTTTGGCTGACCCTGCCTCTGAAGGTTTTGTCCCCTTAGCGAACTTGACCGAAGCCGCTGTCGTCGCTTGGATTGAAGCTACAGAAACTCGTTTACCCGGTATCAAAGCCCACATTCAGTTGGTGCTGGACAAAGAAGTTGCTAAGTCTGCATTAGCTTCTACAGTCATGCCTTGGGCTCCTATAGTTGAGACACCTGCTGCGCCAATTTCCCCTGCTGCCTAATCCATGACGCTACCCGCCTCCGGTAATACGATATCCCTGTCTCAGGTAAATACTGAGCTAGGGCGGTCGGCTACTGCTAATATTAATATGAACGATTCCGGAGTGCGGTCGTTGTTTGGTAAGCCCGGAAGTGGAAACACAATCAGCATGAGCGATGGCTGGGGTAAATCAGCTATTACAATTTCTTTAGCAGGTTTAACAGGTGTTTACGGCACTGCATATCCGGGCGGTACTGCTTACTCTGAACTTATTTTCAATAGCAACGGAACCATCCAAGCTGGCACCAGTAATTCCGGCATTCAAAGTGCGGGTAACTGGGCATCACCTACCACTACTGGAATTGGATCAAGTTATTGGGTAAGATTCACTGAAACTGCTAGTTCTGGTGCTGGTCAGACCGTATACGGTAGCGCAAGAGGAGTTTGGCACCAAATCTCAAGTACTTTGTATTTCGGTGTATCAAGAACAGCAAATGGCGGGGGTTACCGTACATACACTGTTGAAATTTCCTCTAATAGCGCTGGTTCTAACATTGTGGCAACTAAGACCGGCATTGAACTCTACCCTGAAATAATTTTCTAATACAATCATGGACAACCAACAAATCTTTAACTTCGTCGTGGCCATTGCCGCGTTTCTGGCCGTGTTTGTGTTCAATCAGGTCACTCGCAAAATCCAGAAACTGGAAGACGATGTGGCTGCCATGCGCGAACAAATTCTGAAGGACTACGTCCAGAAGGATGACTACAAAGCCGACATCAAAGAGATCAAAGACATCCTTCGCCAAATCTTCGACAAGCTTGACTCCAAGCAAGATAAGTAATAGGATTGTTGTATGGCTACAACAAAGAAACCCAAGCAAAAAACAGTAACGGTTGTGCAACCCGAATCTGTTACGCTGCCCGTTGAGCTTCCTGTGACCCCAGAACCCGAAGTGAAAAACGCAGAACCCACTCGCGGTAGCTTTTTCAACTCCATTAAAACTGCCCTTTCCCGCCTGTTTAGCCGAACCTAAATACGGAGGCCGCCATGAATTGGCTAGCGGCGACTCTCTTGGTTTTCAGCTTAAACACGGAATACCGCTGTGTCCGGTGGACATGGTCTGGGGACGTGTACAACCGCAAGGTAATCTGCCTTGAATGGAAAAAAGTTGAGAAAAAATGATTGATCCCGTAACGGCCCTAGCAGGCATTCAATCTGCGATTAGCATGGTCAAGAAGGCGAGTAAAGTCGCCAATGACCTAGGTTCGCTCGCGCCGATGATCGGCAAAATGTTCGATGCCAAGAGCACCGCTACCAAGGCGATGCTGCAGGCTAAGCGCGACAAAAAAGGCTCCAACATGGGCACCGCCCTGCAAATCGAAATGGCCCTTGAGCAAGCTCGCGCCTTCGAGGAGGAGCTCAAAATGCTGTTCATGCAAACCGGCAAGATCGACGTGTGGAACAAAATCAAAGCCCGTCAAGCCGAGATGGACAGAGATGACGCCAAGGAAATGGCTGCGTTAAAAGCCGAGGAAAAGAAGGCCAAAGCTAAAGAAGAAGAAATGCAAGAGATCGCCATGATTATTGGTGGTGTTGCTTTTGTTCTACTTCTAGTCTTTATTGGTATTAACGAGTTGATGAGCCTCTGTCCAAAGGGCGGTTGTGGTAGATGAACGAGTACCAAAAGCAGTTCGACATGTTCTGCAAGGTGTTCTGCTACGGCTGCGCAGCGTGGTGGTTCCTTGGCTTCCTACGCTTTTTGCCAGATGACCTGTCAGACAAGATTGTTAACCTTCTATTGGGGAAGATTGGGTTATGAGAGTCACTCCTTACCAAGCCAACGCCAAGATTTTGTTGGAAACATACCGCATAATTCAGCAGAAGAATCTGCAGGAGCTGCACCGCCTGAACCATCAAAACGAGCAGAATCACAAACTGCAACAAGTGCGCAACCAATGGGCTAGACCCAACTCTGTGGACGTCATGGTATGAAGTATATTTTTATTTTTGCGGCTTTGATGCTGACCGGCTGTGAAGATCGGTACCGCTATTACTGCCAGAACCCTGACAACTTCCATGCTGCACAATGCCAAAAGCCAAAGTGCTTGTTTACCCAGCAATGTCCTGAATACCTTGTAGCCCCAATCTTGGAGAAGCAAATCAATGCAACAAACCAGCCAGCTCAACCAGCTCCAGAAGCAGCCCCTAACCGCTGAAGATATCGAAGTCCGCATCTGGGGCTTTGTGGTGGTTGCAGTTACCTGCATCCTGTGCTTCATTGTCGTGGCGCTTCTGTATTCAGTGACGTTCGTCACACAGCCAATTAAGTCGATGGCTCCCATCGATCAGGCTTACACGAAGATGCTGAACGACATTGTGTTGTTGATAGTAGGTGGTATTGGCGGTGTGATGAGTAAACGCGCTGTGGGCGCTGCGGCTCAGGCCATGGCTCCTCATCCTCCTACAACGACGGTTACGACGACAACCTCTAGCACACCAGTACCTGTGCAGGCAACGGTGGTTTCTACCGCCCCAGCGACTTCATCGATCATGCCTAACTTCAACTGGATGGGTTACAAGAACCCAGACCTTGACGAGTCGTGGACTCCCGGGCCTCCGCCTACAACGCCTCCAGAACACATGGAGCCCGATGATGACCGTGCAGAGATTGCAGCCGCTCGTAAGGAGACCTGATTATGTTTTTGCTATCTCTCCCCCGCTGGGTGTACGCAGTCATCGCTGTAATCGTGTTGTTTGTCGGCACGTACTTTTTTGGCTATGACAAAGGCTGGAACAAACGGGATGCAGAGATGCAGGCAGAAATTGCCAAGAAGAATGAGGAAGCTCGCCAGACCGAGCAAAAGCTAACTGAACAGATTAACACTACTGCTACTAAACTTCAGGAGACCACAAATGCTGTCACTCAAAAACAGTCTGATCTTAATCGCCTCATTGCTGCTGGCCGGGTGCGCCTCCCCGCCCCAAGTTGCGTACAAGCCCCCGCAAGTCCCGCCCCTGCCCCCGCAAATAGCCCAGAAACAAGAAGTGAACCTGACAGACCGGCTGACCAAGCTTCTGATGCCGAGCGAGCAACCCTCCAAGCCATCGCAGAAATAGTGGCTCAGGGCGACAAGAACACTGCACAACTGAATGCGTGCATCGACGCATACAACGACGTAAGGAATCTCTTAAATGGTAAACAGTGACCAACTCAAACAGATGCACATCGACCCCACGTTGGCCGATGCATTCAACGAAACCTTCGAGCGGTTTGGCATCCTCACACCTTTGCAGCAAGCAAGCTGGATCGGTCAGTGCGGGCACGAGTGCGGCAACTTCAAGATCATGGAAGAGAACCTGAACTACAGAGCTGCAACGCTTTTGAAGCTGTTCCCCAAGACGCCTAAGCGTGCATGGGGCTTCACACCAGAGGAAGCTGCGGCTTACGAAAAGCAGCCTAAACGCATCGCCAATCGCATTTACAGTAACCGTATGGGAAACCGTGACGAGGCTTCTGGGGATGGTTGGCGGTTCCGCGGCTCCGGATTTCTCCAGTTGACCGGTCATAGCAACTTCTACCACGCAGGCAAAGCGTTGGGTGTGGACTTTGTGATGGAGCCTGAACTCGTGCGCACTCCCAAGTACGCCGCTCAAACAGCGGGTTGGTTTTGGCAGACACACAAGATTAATCAGCACGCTGATGGCCGCGACTTTGTGACCATGACGAAACGCATCAACGGCGGCACAATCGGCCTTGACGATCGCATCAAACACATCAATCAAGCTCTAGCTGTTTTGGGTGGTTAACACTACAATCTAGGCATATAGGAGTGAGCTATGGCCGTTATTCGCTATGGGGGCTTTGCCGGTGAGAACCGAGCGATCAACCCTGTTATGTTGCCCGACACAGTGGGTGTCGTCTCCCGAAACCAAAAGCCCGGGCGTGGCGACTTGCGTGCTTGGAAATCTCCACTAACCGTAGCTCCGTCCACTGCTGGTAGGCAGACCATTTATCGCATGGGTCGGGACGTCGATGATGAAGCTCAGTATTGGTTAAGCTGGACTTCCGTTGTAAATGTTGTTCGTGGCTTCGACGCCAACGATACTACAGAGCAAACTTTTTATACTGGCGACGGCGCTCCCAAGTTTACAAACAATGTGATCGGGTTGGCCACTGCGCCATACCCTACAACTAGTCGTCCTATGGGTATCCCCGCTCCAGCTGCTGCTCCTACAGTGGCGGGTACGAACTCTGGTGCGACATCTCCCGTTATTGAGTATTACTACTACGTCTACACCTAC